CCTGTTTATGATAAAGATGGCAACTTTTTACGCACCAAGTATCAGTATTACCCACCATCAGATGGTGCCATTCAATACTTTTTAAACAACCGAGCACCACAAGATTGGAAGGCGCGAGTGGAGCACAATCACGCCATTGAGGAGCTACCAATGGCCATCAATTTTGTAAGGGCCAGCGATACCAAAAAAGAGAAAAAAGAAAGGGCCATCGTAGATGATTTTGGCAATGAAGTTAAACTCATAACCGATGAGAGAGATAAGAAACCTTGAATTATTAGACCACCAATTTGATGCCCTGGAAATCCAGGGGCCTCATGATAGATATGTAGATGTGGTGGGTGGAATTGGAAGTGGCAAATCTTTTCTAGGCGCATGCCACGTATTACAAATGGTGAAGATGAATCCATTCACACCTGGGTTTATTGGTGCCAACTCAGTTAAGCAGCTAAACGATGCAACTCTAAACACAACATTTCAATTATTAGATTCTCTTAAAATCCCATTCACATATAAGCAGCAGAAAGGCCACCTATGGGTAGGTACTAAAATGTTTTTTTGCCGTACCATGGACAACTACGAAGATTTCAGGGGATTTGAGATTTCTGATTTCTGGGTAGATGAAAAGGCATATGCCAAACATCAGGCCATGAAAGTTTTAAGGGGTAGGATGAGGCATCCTGCTGCCAAGTTTTTTAGAGGTCTAGGCACTACATCACCTGCTGGGTTTAATTGGTTTTATGATGAGGCAGTAGTCACACCTATTAAAAATTCACGCCTGGTAAGAGCGCGCACAAAAGATAATTTTCATTTGCCTGATAGCTATGAAGAGGACTTAAGAGGCTCATATGATGCCAGGATGATTCAACAAGAATTAGATGGGGACTTTGTAAACTTAAATGCACTGCCAACTTATTACGCCTGGGATAGAAATAAATTAATTGATAGTTCACTTGATTATAATGCTGATTTACCTATTTATATTGGCATGGATTTTAACGTCAACCCTATGACTGCAGTGATCTTTCAAGTTACTGCCAATGAAATATTATTCATTGATGAAGTCTACTTAGATGATGGCAAGCACTCAAACACATATGGCATGGCAGATAAATTAATTGAGATGGGATTTCATGGATGCACTATAGTGCCAGATGCTACTGGTAAGGCACTCAAAACAAGTGCTGAGCACGGTAAGAGTGATCACGTGATTTTAAAAGATAAAGGCTTTGTGGTGGCCAGTGCTACATCTAACCCACATGTGGCAGATAGGTATTTGTGCATGAATGGATTAATGAAGTGGGCCAGGTTAAGAGTGCATCCACGATGTGTTAAGCTCATAAGAGACTTTGAACAACATTCAAGAAATGGTGAGCATGAAGATTTCATTTCACACATTTCAGATGCAGCAGGCTATGGTGCGTGGAAGTTTTTTCCAGTTAGAAAAGAAAGACCACAAATGAAACAATATGCTTATTAGAGGTGCCCATGAAAATATTGAAACGTGACCTTATAGCTTATGCAGAGATAGTAAACTCTCCATCAAGGAAAGAGAAAAGATCATTGCTCTGGGATATGTATAGTGCGCTCAATGGTGGGCTATATGAGATTGTGAGAAAGGCAATACGTGCAGAGTTTAAAAACCCACAAGCAGTAATGGAATTAGAGGCGCGTCTAGTGCCAATTAATATTTTGAAGAAAGTAATCGGCAAGATGGGTGCAGTTTATCTAGAAGCACCTTTGCGCTCACCAATGGAAAACAACACTGATGACAGTGAGCTACTTGAGGACTATGAAGATTTAACAAAATTCAACATCAGACAAAAGCAGGCCAATAGGTACATGGAATGCTTTAAGAAAAATCTAAAAGAGATTTATGTAAACAATCTCACTCAAGTTCCATCAATTAAAAACCTTCCACCATATAGCTATGAAGTTTTTAACGTGATCAATCCTGATAAGTCTCAGCCTGATATTATTTGCAAAATCATTCTTGATCACAGTGATAAAAAAGAACAAATCTTTCATTGGTTTTCTGATGAGTCTTTTTGGGTGACTGATGGTGAAGGTGTGCCACGTGAAGATGTGATGGCCAAGCTTAGTAATCCACAAGGTAAAAACCCATCTAAAGTATTGCCATTTGTGTACAAGTGTAAATCAACTGATAGTGTTGACCCTATCATTGATGACTCTCTATTCAGAATATCAGTGGCCATCCCTATTGTGCTCACTGATTTATTCTTTGCATGCAAGTATCAATGCTGGTCAATGATTTACACCATAGGCGTGAGTGGTGAGATTAACAGAAACCCATCTAGCATCATTTCATTACAACGTGCTGAGGGTGATGAAAAAGATCCTGTGATTGATCAAATCCAGCCTAATGTAGATTCTGATAAAGTAATATCAATGATTGAGTCAACCATGCAATTATTCTTATCAAGTGTTGGCCTATCTGGCAGCACGATGAGCTTAGGCACCCAGGCCAAAGATGTATCAAGTGGAGTGAGCAAGATGCTTGATAGTGCAGAGGTGATTGAGGGTAAGAAAGATCAACAAGATGAAATGCTCGACGATGAAGAAATGACCTGGAATAAGATCATTAAACTTATTCCATATTGGCGTAGAAACCAAATGCTTATTGATGGCATTAATAGAGAATTTTCTAAGCAGTTTAGAGTGTCAACTTCATTCAAAGACCCTAAGCCTTTAGTGTCTGAGAAAGATGCACTAGAACTTTCTGATATGAGAATTAAGCAGCGTAAATCTACCTGGACACGTGAGCTTGAAATGCTGTATCCAGATTTTGATGGTGATCAAATCGAACAACTCAAAGATGAAATCATTCAAGAGTTGGCCGAGTACCCTGAAATTTACAACCGTGTTAACGTATCCATTAATGGAAATGAAGGCGCGTTGATCAAGGGTGCAAAAGATGGCAAAGGGCTACAATCCAAAGTTTCAGATAAATCTCAACCAGATATTTAATAAAGCGTTTGCAGATGATGCCAGACTAAGGGATGCCGTAAGGCCCACTCTTAGCTCTGGCCTTTTTCGTTCTACATTTGGTCAAGCTGTAATGGAAAGAATTATCAAGCGCACCTTAGATGGCATTGATAGAAATGGCATTCAATTTCAGGCATATTCAAAATCATATAGAAATTCAGATGTGTTTAAAATCTACGCAAAAAATCCTGGTGAGGTAAACCTAAAGCTATCTGGTGAGATGCTTGCCTCACTTGTATCTAAAGGCTCTGGCCCACTCATCAGCATTGAGCTTATCGGTGAAGAGAACAAAGCAAAGGCGCATGGGCATGTGTTTGGTATTCGCACTAAAGGCAATGGAAGGGTTAAGCGTGACTTTCTGGGCTTACCTGATGATGAGCTAGTAGAGATTATGCAGGCATCAGTTAGGATAGCAAGAAATGATGCCGTTCAAGCTGCAGTAGAATATTTTGATAATACATCATTTGCTGAATTCTTTGGCCAGGTGGGTGCTCAGGCAGAATTCAACACTACTATATTCACACCAGAGGTTTTGGCAATCCTGGCAGAGGGGTTATAAGTGGCAGAACAATTTGAGAAAGATTTTCTTAAGCTGCAAAACAATCTTAAAAAGATTGCTAACTCTCTTAATGATCAACGCATAACTTTAAGGCTCGCACGTAAGGTGCGTGAGATTGTTTATCGAAGAGTAAAGTCAGGTTATGGGGTGGATGATGATAGTGTAAACATATCAGAGGCCAATAAGGTTAAGCTTAAAGAGCTTTCACAATCATACAAAGATTATAGAAATGGGTTAGTAGTTTTCTACACTAACAAAAATGGCAATGTGATTAGGTTAGGCGCATACGATAAAAAGAAATCTTATGGGCGCACTAAAGATGGTGGATTAAGAGTCACGCGCCAAAAAGTTTACAATGAGAAATTAAAGATCACTCCACCAAAGCTAGGTGATTTTGGAAGGCCTGATAAGTCTAACCTTACCCTATCTGGGCAAATGCTAGATGCCATGGTGATTCAAGCTGGCAATAATGGCTTTAGAGTATTTATTGCAGATACCGCTAGAAAGAAAGTACACCCAAAGCAGCAAACTCCTAATCTTACTAATAAACAAGTTGCTGAATATGTATCACTAAATGGAAGGCCATTCATGGCACTCACTGCAGGCGAGGTTAGGATACTAAAACAGGAATGTGAAACCATTATCAAAGAACAAATTGCCAAACTAATAAGGTAATTAAATGATTGATTGGTGTGTTTATGTGGATGATGAAAGTGGCCAGACTTTCTTTGTTAAATTCAAACACAAAGAATTTTCCCATTATGTAGACTGGCCTGGCAGGTTTTATAAGCTCATTAATGGTGAGCTTAAGCCTTTGATTTTTACAAATGATTATGAAGATGAATGGCAGGATAAACTGCCAGATTAAACAGGGGGAATTATGCCAGAGATTTCAGATGAAGAATTAGCAAAGTTTAAAGCTCATGAGGAAAGTGCCAAGAAACTCGAAGCTAAAAATGCAGAGCTTTTGAATGAAAAGAAAGCAGAAAAATCTGCACGTGAAGCTGCTGAGGCATTGGTGAAGCAAAAAGAGCTAGATGAGCTTAAGGCCAAAGAGGACTACAAAGGGCTCTATGAAAAAATGGATGCAGATGCAAAAATCCGTGAGGCCAATGATAAAGAGCGCACTGAAAAACTATCTAGAGGTGCAAAGCTTTCTGCAGTTCAAAATGAATTTGCAAAACTTGGCATCAATCCTGAGCGCGTGACTAGTGCCTTACGCCTGGTAGATTTAACTGATGTTAAATATGATGAGAATACAAATACAGTTTTAGGCGCAGATATCGCTGCATCTAAAATTAAACTCTCTATGCCAGAAATCTTTGTGAAGGCAGATAAAGAGAATGTTACTCATGATGATTCAAATTTCACACCACCAGAAAATATGAGCAATGAGTGGTTTGCAGGATTAAGTGCTGCTGATCAAGATAAGCACTACCCAGCTTTCATGAAGGCCCAGGGCGTGGAAGTTCGAGGCGCAAAAAAATAGCTTGACCAAAATCACGTGTACCCTTTATTCTAGGGGTACACGTTTCAAAAAACTTAATGACTGCGTTGTTAAGTATCTAAGGCCTGCGGCCGCAGATTAGAAATCACAAACTAAAATTTACTCTCTAACTTAAACAAAGGATTTGCTATGTCTATGAACAATGTAAATGGGAAAGCTGATTTAGCTAACCTAATTCAGACCACTTGGTCTAAACGCTTTTATGAATCTCTTAAAAACAAAATGCAACTTGCATCTTTGTTCTCACGTGACTATGAAGGTGAAATTAAAGCTATGGGTGATACTGTTAAAGTTAACACAATCACAGTAGCTGCTGCTGAAACTTTGACTTCTGATAAGGATAAGTTCAAAGCATCTAAAATTGTAGTTGCTCAGAAGTCTCTCACTGTTAACCGTCGCACAGTTCACGCTGTAGAAATCACTGACCTTGCTCAACTTCAATCAATTCCATTCATGGAGCAATTGAAGTCAGAAATGACTTATCAAGTCATGCTTAAAATGGAGCAAGAAGTTTTAGCTGAAATCAGAGCCAATGCTACAACTTATGCCATTGCTACATCTGGCACATACGTTAAAGATGACTTAATTGATGCTCGTTCAAAAGCTGCATCACTTCTTTGGGGTAACTTGCCAGACCGTTACTCTGCAATCGGTATCGGTTACTATGGTGACCTTTTGAAATCATCAGTCTTAACTAGCACTGACTTCATTGATGGTCGTCCATTGCTTGACCAAAAGCTGCCTAACGTATTTGGAATGAAACCTTTCGAGCATGACCTTTTGATCAATGATGAAGCTATTCACTTCCATAAATCTGCTATTCAAATGGCAATCCAAACAGGAATGAACTTCAAAATTTCTGATTTGCATGCTCAGCAGAAATTTGGTTACTTGCTTTCACTTGATATCATCTGGGATATGGACACATTCGACGCTAACAGAATGATTATCCAGAAGAACTCAGGCTCTGCAATCGGCGTTTAATTATGAGTGGGCGCTATTTAGGTAGCGCCCTTTTTATAATGTTTCTAATTTTTTGGTTATCTTAAACGTATTTAAAACTTAACAAGGAAAATATCATGGGTTCAAAATTGTATAAAGCAGAGGCACAAGTATTACACTACTCAGTAGACTTTGTGGCAAATCCACAGTCTGCAGTTGGCGCAGTTAATCTTGGCGAACTTCCAGAGGGTTTTGTTGTTCAATCTGTAACAGTAAAAGAAGAGTCAGCTTTGACTGCCTCTGCAACTGTTAAAGTTGGCCCAACTTCTGATGATGATGGTTTTGTAGTTGCAATTGATATTGCTTCACAAAAACGCGGTGAAGGTGTTTTGGTTTATGAGGCAACTGATAAACGTCCTCTAGAGCACGTTGTAGCAGCCTCTCAAGATCTTATCCTTACAACTGCAGTTGCTGCAGCAGTAGCTGGTAAGCTTTCTGTATTCGTTCAAGGATACCAACTCTAATCAGTGCAGTGAATATCTGCATTTTCCCTGGTGTGGCCAATAACTGCGCTGGCCTAAGGCCCTCACTACGGTGGGGGCTTTTTATTTTATGATGTACTGAAAAGGGGTACATCATGCTTACCAAATATATGCGCTTACTAACCCAAGTTGGCACCGATCCACTCATAGACGTTTCATTAGCTAATCAAAAAGGCAGTGGGATTTTATGCACATTCGATAAACTCTACATTGGCCAGCACTTCCCTTTTGTAAATTTATTTATGCTCATGGATCAAGTGAATGCACCTT